CGCCTCATTCAACTGGAATGTATAGTTGTAGACGTTTTGATTAGTTCCAGCAACATAATCGTTGCGAGTTGTATTTGATGTAACTGTCATTGTGGCCTCTTATGTTTTGCCAATTATACTATTTTGCCAATTCTTAATCGACGATTGCTTTCTCTACCTGGTCGAATGCTTTGTTAACTCCCACTAGGTTTTGCAGTGGAATCAATCTCCTAATAGCCCTAACATCGGATTCTGTTAAAGGCTCTTTTGATGTGACTGCATTGCTGGCAGCGACAGTGGTACTTAATAAACTTCCAAAGGTTGGGCCTAACATACTCTCAGACATAGAGCGCGAAACAAACCGAGAAGCTGGGGCATCAACGCCTAGCAAGGGGCGCAATCCAAAGGAGTTGCTAGATATCTTTTCAGCAGTATTGTTAATCTCACCCAACACGCCTATAACCCCTGATCTATCTATGCCTTCTGCAATCCATACGCCAGGGTCATCGCTGACTTCTCGCCCTGCTATTTTCTGCTTCATGTAGTATGAGAACATACCCATACCTACAAGTGTCATAGCGCCACCCAAGGCATTGTGATCTTGCCTCTGCAACCCGGCAATCAATACACGCTGCGTTGCTGATAGTATAAATGATCTAAACTGCCCGATACTTTTACCCAGTTCGCTAGACATGAATAACGGCTTTTCTTGCCCAGGCATAATGATGACTCGGTCAGACTCCTTTCTGACAGCAGCACCCCACATCCTTTCAAGGGCAGGATTGTCCCAGTTCTTAGCATTAGTAATCCAAACCCCATCTTCAAACTTGCCGTGCTTTTCGACTTGCTTCCACATGTCTTTAGCTGACTGCTCATCAATTCCAAGCCTACCCAGCCGCTTGTCATACTTGCCTTTAGATAAGCCATCAAAGATAGAGGTCTGCATAGTGACGGCATGTAGCTGCTTCATTCCAGCAGTCCAGTAATCAAGCAGGTTGATACGACCGAACTTGTTAGCCCCAGCCCTAAGCCCTCTTTCCAGCATAGTGCCGCCCTGAGCGTAATCACCCACATCAGCTATGACATCTGACTTCCCTGACATCAAAGCATCAGTGCCTACTCCATAGCGCCTAGCCTCAGCCGCTGCAACCTTGAATGTTCTGGAGTTCTTAACTAATGGCCCAAGCCCTTTGCTAAATGTTTTAACAAACCCTTCTGCCATCAACACCCTAGCCACATCCGGCAAACTTGATATTGTTACCCCGCCCAACAAGCGAAGGTAGTTTAAATCCCTAGATGATCGGCCAATTCGAGTCCAGATATTATCCTCTTGGAAACCGTACACTCCACGGATTCTATCTCTCATGCCGCCAATGTCTTCAAGAACGCTTGTACGTTCTTTTTCTAATCGCATCAATTCTTTCGAATCGTCGCCAGCGGCTTTCTTGGCTCTGTCATAAACTCCATTTATTTCTCTAATTTGCTCATCCATGGTCACACTGCCAAATCTTTTTTGCAGTTCAATATCAGCAGCGGTCTGCTGTAGATACCTCGACCCTAGCACCTCAATGTCGTTTTCTAAAAACTCTTCAATAAGTTCGTCATCAATTTGGAACACACGACTTCTTAATGGGCCTCGTAACGCTGTGCCACGAACACCTTTATTGTTAACACCGCCTGATTTAGTTCCGTCACCCATTTTCCATTCATAAGGCAAACGTCCATCAGGGCTTCCTTGTATTCTGGTAGCGATCTCAGCAGCAACAGCCTCATAATCTTGACGCTCAAACTCTTTGCCTTGCCTAAACTCTGCCTTGTCGATAATCTTTTGCAACTCTACCTTTTCTGCACCCTCAGCAGCATCTATTTTTGCTGCCGCGTTTTTGGCGCTTTGGTACAACTCGCGGTCTTTCGCCTCTAGCCAATCCGATACCTTTCGAATAAAAACATTGTAGTTTGAGCTTATCTTGTTTTTGTCCCATACCCGGTTAAGGTAGTTAACAGATGTCTGGATGTTTACATCTTCTGGCAGCATGCCCTGAGAGATCATCTCTTCTTTTAAAGGATTGTATAACTCGTCATACCAATATTTAGCAGACTGTTTAACCTGGGGAATATCGCTTTCCCCGCTTCTAATCGCTCTTGCTACAGCTTCATTGAACTGGCGATGTTTCATCTTTCCACCAGCTTTTTTATATTCTGCAAACAAAGCATTGTTATTTTCGATAGATGTAGCTAGGCGGCCACTTTGTATTTTAGCTAGTGACTCTACTGCCTGTAATGGGGAACTATCAACTTCAATGGGATTTTCAGCAAGCTGGTTTACAATCCTGCGAACCTCAACATACGGATTCGTTATAGTCCTACTAAGAGGATCAAACCCTACAAACTTGGTAAACTTGCGAATGTTCTTGCCTATAACTTCAAAATTACCAAATACAGCCCTGGCAGCACCAACACTATCTCCATCGACAGGCACTGTCTCCGCGTTGATAGCCGGGTTGATACCCGCTGCAATCTTAGGCTCAACTTCCATGACATCAGCCATTTCTTGAATAACATTGTCATCAATACCGTACTTGCTAAATTTTGCTATTCCACCGCCAAGTATGGCACCAAAAAGAGCAGACGCGCCTACGTTAACGGCAGATTCACCATATGTCCTAGTAAGCTGTGTAGAGTGCAATGCAGCTTCTGTAATAGCACTGTCAGCAGCAACAATAGAACCAGTAACAGCAGCGTTACTTAGTATTCCTTTGCCTGATCTATAGGTGTTAGCGGCAACCCCGCCAATAGATATTAGCGATGTTAAATCTAACGCGCCAACCGGAAGTCCCATTACAAACGATGTAGCGCCTCCAGCAGCAATGGTTTCTTTGTCTTTTGTTTCTTTAGCTATTTGCTTTCTAACAGACTCTATTTCATCCATGTTGTCAGCATATATAGCTTCATTTACAAAGCCAGCATTAGCCTTTTCTTCTTCTGTAAAAAACTGATACGGGTCGAAATCAGGATCGTCTTTAGTTTGCGGCAACCCATATTCTTGCGTAAAAAAAGACCCAATAGTGTTTTCTTGTCTAATTAAAGCAGAAGTTAATTCGCCTAGGCTAGGATCATCTTGCTCTAATACTGGAGCATATGTTTCCTTTTCTAATGGTGTCTGGGTTTGCAAGCTAGGCACAAACGGCATATTAGTTTCCTTGCGACAAAGCAGCGGTTAACGCTGTCCCAAAATAAGTGTTGAACAAAATATCTGCATCAACATCACCAAGTTTTGCTTTGACCGCAGCGTACCCGTCAACAAACTTTTTCTTAGCTGCTTTATTCATCATTAATTCATCAACTTGTTTTTGTGCCAGCGGGTTAGGCTTCAACAGAATATCAGGGGGAACTGTTCCTTCGCGTTTCTCCTTGTCTGTTTGACCTGGACTGTAAGATACAAGCTGTGTTGGCGCAGTTCCTGTTGCGTATGTTACAACATTATCTTTGATTGCCGAGTCTATTTGTTGCATTTCTGAAGCAACTTTAGCTTGTTTTCTTTCTGCAAATCTCAAAGAAGCAACATAATTGTCACTAGCTTCAACAACAGAATCTCTAATAAACGCCAGCACATCTGCGGTTGCTTCTGGGCCTTTCAGCAAATCATACTTATCAATAAAGTTTGCTATGCTTTCGTTAGTAATTTTACCGGGCAACCTAATTGCAGCGTCTATACCTCTTCCTATTAATGCAAACGGGCTATTGGAACTCTGCAATAATTCTGCCATAGCAACCTTTTGCTCTTTGGTAAGTGTTGAGTATTTAGTTTTAGATGTGCCTGTAGCCCTTGCTAAATCAGCCTTAACGCCTGATAGTGCTTCTAATAAAATAGTTTCATTTTGGCGCTGCTGTGCAGTTTGTTTGTCTGGCATAAACCGATCAGTCAAATTGCCATCTTGATCTTCAAACGCCACAGCTTCCAATGTACCGTCATCTTTCTGCACCATAACTCTATATGTAGGCTGGCCGCTAGATGCGGTTCTGCTAGTCTCGTCATCTGACAGCAAAGAAATGTTTTCGCTTTGGACATCTAACCCCGCAGCAGCAAGGTCATTTTGTATTTCTGTTCTGATGTATGAGGTGTCTCCAGTACCGGTCAACGCATAGAAAGATTCTGGAGCATTTGCCATAAGACCAAACTCACCACGCTTCCATCTTGCCTCAATAAGACTAAATGCTTTTTCTTTGGCGGCATCAAAACTTGTCATTCCAGCAAGCCACAAATCTTCGGCTAACTTTCCATAGTCTTCAGCCAGCAATGCAAACGAGTTTTCTTTTTTAAAGTTTGCTGCACTTTCAAAACTCCAAGATGTAAATCTTGATGCTACCTCGTCAGCATATGATTCTTCAAACTCTTTAGGGTTATCTTTAATCTGCTCTCTTTTAGCCCTTACGTTGGCTTGTTGGACTGGGTTGCCTGGGTCAGTTATTTCCTGAGCCTTTCTAATAGCTTCTTCTGTTGGCATGTATTTATCAAAGTCTAACACTTGGCTGGCAAATGCTGTTTCTTGCTTGGTAAATGCAGCCGCACCGACACCAGGTATTTCTTGTATGCGATCAATAGTCTCTACTGCCTCTTCTATTTCAGCAGTATCGCCAGACATCAAACTGTTTCTAATGTTAGTTTTTAACTGCTTAGGGACATAGGTGGTTCTAGCAACAATCTCTGCATTTTGAGCGCTACGAACATCTGGGTTTTCAGACAAACTATCAATAAGCAAATCGTAAGTATTGTTAACGTCATCTTGATTAATAGGCTCACTAGTTAAGGGATCGTCACCTGCAATAGCAGCCTCTACATTTGCAATACCTATAAGCTTTCTATTGTCCTCAAACGCCTTAGCGTTAATTTTGTTTCGTATTGCAGTTAGTTTATCAGCGGTTTTAATAACACCACGCTTAACTAAGTCAGATGTTTTTGCCTCTTGTTCAGCAGGAGTGCCAATGCCGCGATCAATATCAACCTCAAGATTGCTTAGTTCAATCATCTCTTCTTGAGTTAGTTTGGCTTGCTCTGCTAAGTACTCAGACGTTAACGTGTCAATTTGCGCTTGTATATTAGACTCAATAGCTGACTGTTGTTTTGCGCTTAAATCTGCAACAGGGGCAGCCCTAAGCGTAGCCAAGAAATCTGTAGCTTTTTGTATTTTTTCAGGGGTAGTGCTTGCCTCATCTAGCAGTGTTCTTTCTACAGTACCCAATACCCTCTGGGTAGCTATTTCATCATTGAATGCTTCCGCAGTAGCTTGTAGCGCAACAGGGTCTACTAGATTATTTTCAATAGCATTTTTTGTAAACTCAGCTATGCCTAATTGTAATTCTGCTAACTTGTCCTCTTCACCATCCCTAGCTAATTGCGTTGCTATGTCATTCATAGCAGACTGCCCGGCTAAGAAATCAGCTTGCTGGCCTCTCAGAATGTTAGCCTCTTCGGCCTTTCTTACCTTTCTAAATTCACCAGAACTAGCTTGGTCGAATATAAACTGTGCTTGGGTTTTTAGGTTATCGTCAAATGAAGATGTCAGCCCGGAAAACTTTGCTTCCACAGACCTTTTAAATCCAGCAGCGTCATCAGGAAATTCTAATGCAGAATCGCCAACCATGTTTTTAATGTCGGCTGTAATCCCAGCGTTGTATGCAGTTTGTGCGGCTTGATTGTATGAAGCGCCCCCATAACCCCAGGTGCTTTTGGTTTCTAGCTGTCCGGTTTTAGCTGCTTCTAGTCCTGCCGCAGTGCCTTCTTCAGAACCTCTTTCCTCGGCTGCCCTTTTACCTATGCCTACAGCAATATCCTGTACGCCACCAGCTAATCCAGCAAGAGCCTCAAGGCGCTTACCTGCCGATGTATCTACACCAGGTGTACGGAATGTTCCATAAAATCCTATTGGTTCTCTAGCCATTTTATTACCCTAAAATTTTTGCCACTTCAGTACCACCACCAAGCAGTGTTGTTGCCGCACTTATCTTGCCCATACTAGCCGCAGTCTTTCCCTGCTGTCTTAACTGTCTTTGCCTTAAACCTTCAGACAACCCAATGACCTGCTCGCTTGTACCTATTTGCTCTGCGCTTTTAAGGGCTATACTAGCAAAACTTCCTTCAGTGCCAATCCCTTCAGCAGCCAGCGCAACATTCTGTGCAGCTAATCGTCGGTTGAGTTCTTGCCTACGCTTTAACTCTTCAGTCTGCGCTTCCATTTTCTGTAGTTCTGCTTCGCGCTCTGCGGCTTCCTCTTGAGCCTTACCAGCCTCACGTTGACCATAGGCTTGCACGGCAGTACTAGCGACTACGGCTGCTACCACATAAAATGACATTTAAATATCCTCTGGCTCAAGCAGAGCCTTTTCTATTTCTTCAAGATCAGTTAGTTCAGTTGGATGATAAGTGATCCACACGCAATCTGTTTCAGCGTATATGACACGCTTTGTACCTGGAATAGTTTCGCCCATAAATGGCGCAATAATTTCCAAGTTGCCGTACTGGCTAGATACCCTGCACTTTCCTTTAACCACAGTATACAGGTGAGTAGTCTTATGTAGCGCACCAACCAAGCATACACCTGCTGGTATAAACAATTCCCTAGCATATAGGCCATCACTAAAATGATGCCTAACCTCTAAGTCGATTGTGTCTTCTTTTAACATCAAAGACTGCAATTCGTAGATCGAATCTTGGACTGCTACCTGATTCACGATGAACTCACCTCATAGCTAATAGCTTGCAGATGGAATGGCGTAGGGCCGTCTACACTTATTACTGGGGCTACTTCTCTGTCCCATCCATTACCACCATTGTTGTCCTCTATAATACCAGTAGTAGGCACTAGGGAACTATTTAATGGGCTGTTACCACTATCACCAAATGATCTGACAGGTACTAGGTTGCCATCTATCGACACCCCTGCTGACTCATGTACTCGCAAATTCATTCTATCCACACGCTTCTGTCTCAAGGCGTTCTGCGAACTGTTTGCCGCCCGGCTGTTAATAGGCATTGTTTTAACTTTAGGAATAAAGTTTTGCCCTACTTCTAGGGTATCAGTTAACGCTGCTTCTGCTGTAGTAAGAGTAATAGTCCCTGTAGCACTAACGGTACGGCTTGGCAGTACGCTGTTGCCCATAACTAACTGCACTTGCTCGTACTGTAAATGCAGCAAACCGCCTTCAGTAGTTGAATGAGGTGAAGTAAATTTGACACTGTGATCCATTAAATAACTTTCATTCATTATGTCTACTGAAAATTCAAAAGTGTCTACTGCCGATAAAGTTACTATACGGTTATTTACAGATGCAATTCTAATAAAACTGCTTGATTGCCCATTTGGCCTTACTTGGTCTATTTTAGTAAAACCAATAATATCCTGTTCTCGTAGCGTATTTAAAAGAACTCCTGTTCCGTCCCCATTAAGTATAAATACATAACTGGCATCTTCAGAACTTGTAGATGTTGCAACAGCAATATCTTTCGGGTCATTTATTAAATGCGACGCAAGAACAGACATATCGACACTGCGATAAGCATCTTCATTAAAGTTATACAAATATTGTCGGAGACTGCGGCCATTGCGATCCAAAAACATAGTAGCACCATCAAGCGCTGCAATAGCATTAGCGCCAGTATTACGCGTACCGTGTTGCGTTTGCTGCACCACTGATATGTCGCCTGGTGTGTTTCCGTCTACTTTATATTCAGAGCCTTCAGTAAATACCTGCAACCCCCGGTCAGAGCTAATAGCGACAATCTCACTATTTTTACCGTTAATAGTTACAAATATACCTTCATCGTCATCACCCTCTTTTACTAAGAAGTCCAAAAATGAACCTGCCTTAGATGCTAAAATGCTTTGCGGCTTATCTCTTGTGCCGCCTAGCCATAATCTGCCAGCAGTAAACACTCCGCTTTTTGGATAGCCTCTAAAAGCGTTCCATACATCTTCAGACCTGGGAGAGCCAGTTTGGCTTTTTGTAAACTCAACAAGATTGTCACCATTTCCAAGTGTAGGAAATCCACTGAACAATTTAAACGCTCTGGTAGACTCACCGCTAATCGTTATGGTGTATTGTAATGTTCCTGTTCGCGCAACAGCTATCCCGGTTTCACCAAAGATAGGCATCTCTTGTAGATTTTTCTGTATATTAAATATGGTAGAGTTTCGCTGGTCTGCATTACTGTCGCCAGCAAATGAGATGTTTTTACTTAAAACACCTTCAATATCTATTTGAAAGCGATCACCTTCTTTCCACGTATGCCCACTTCCATGAGAAAGTGTCATTACCTGTATTTCATTGGTAGGTGTAGGGCTATTTTCGTCATTAAAGTCAAACTGTGGGATGTTAGTAAACACAGGAATGTCAAAAGAAAACTGTGCAGGAGGGTTGGCTAGAGTGCTTTTATTAAATACTATTCTTCTTGGCGCGAGATTCTCATTAAACAACAGCGCAACATTTTCATTTACAGCAACATTCTTAGGCAAAGTCGCAGAACTAATCATTGCATCTGTTTTCAGATCTTGTGTGAATTCTGTAGATGTGTCTGTAATTTTATATATACGACAATTTCCTATTGAAAATATTAACAAGAAGCTGTCTTCAGAGCCTACTTCAAAAGCATGCAATTTAGTAGCGTCACTTGTAACGCCAAACTCTAATAAATTAAACTCTGACAAAAATATTCTGGCTGTTCCCGCATTATTAGCCCCCGCCAATACCAACCTATAATAACGAGCGCTTTGCCCTACATACACGCGCAGGTTTTGTTCTTGATCATTAACACTTAAAAAATCTATTCCTGTCCAGTTAGCGTTATCCGATGAATACTGTATTTGCAGATTAACAAACGAAGTAGCTGTAGTGGATTTAATGTTTAAGACATCAACATAAGCAATACTTTGAGCAGACCCAAGATCATATTGAGCAATAACATAGTCGGTTATGGTTCCAACATCTGTTGTTGTGGTTGTGTTAGTAGCAATATTTCCGTCATTTATATTAGCGGGTGTTCCACCACGCGGCATAGTCGGTGTGTTTGTTTTTCTGCTTCCAGCAGAACGAGGTACTGTAATATGCTCAAACCCAGGTCGTCGTTTAACACCACCTTGAGGAACAGTCACTACGTTCTCAGCAGTCTCCATGCCCTGATAGTATTGGTCTAGATCAGTGCGACCCTTTACGATAGGCGACAGTTCACCGCTTACAAAGCTGTTTTGCAGGACATGACTCTTAGCCATTAGAACCTCACATTAACGAATGGGCGATCCTGGATAGGCGTTACTGGGTGCTGTTGAGCATCTGTGTACCTTGCCATCCTACTAGCGTTTACATACGCTCCAGAGATTATCTCCATAGATGTTGCGCTGTCCCGGATAGATGGAGCAAAGTCCATAGCCAGGGCGTACTCAATCATCTTAGCAAAGTAGACAGGCCAATCAGCCTCAGATACGTTATAGATGTAATCGCAGAATAGATCACCACTGTAGTTACAGTAGACGCGATCACCAAGAATTTGATATGGAATGCCGGGGTTAAGTTTGATTAACGTCAGCATGTCGGAGGGTAGCTGGTACATTGTGTCGTACTCAGTTCCTACAGGAGTTCCATTGATCTTGGAAAGCTGTGCTTTCTTACGAGCAAAGCCCCAACGATACTTGGTTAACTCATTTTGTACTATGTTGTCGTATAGGTTGCTTGCAACTACTTGCGCTC